CACCTGATGAATTACCTGTTGGATCTAGAGTTTGAACGTTTCCGTAGAAACCACTATATGTTGCTGGTGTTGCAGCATCAGTGTCACCAAAAGGTCCCTCATCCTCATCATTTAAGTCTGCATCCCCATCCAAATCAATTTGATGGCATAATTTCCAGCTGTAATACTTACCAGTATTATTCCAGTCTCTGATAAATGCAGCTGTTTGCCCAATTCCACCGTTTGCTACATGATCATAAAGATAATAAACAACGGTCGAAATACCATTAACGGCAGTACCAACACCTGTTGATGCTGAAAGGACACCGGAATCATTTATAAAATAACCAGTATTGATGTTCGGATGTGTGATCGGATCGATCAACACATAAATGCCAGCAAGACCTTCTGCTGCAGCTGTCTTCCCGTTATAGGAGGTTGAACTGCCATCAGCCCAGAAATATACAGAGGTTGAGGCTATGCCTACTCCCATGACTCTTTATCCTGTTATTCCACTTATTTATTTATAAGTTAGAAGCTCCCATAATCGAGAGTGTTGTCGTCTGTTCCATCAGAACGATCCACAACCTCAAATGGAGTGGTGAATTCAAAGTCTGTGCCGTTGAAGATAAGAACATCATTGGTTTGAATTCCAGCAACACTCACATCATCCAGATCTGCCAGTTGAGTTCTAATTCCAACATTGGCAGGAGTTGTAGCAATAAATCTTCCTTCTGATGCTGAGTAAGTCAGAACCGCACCATCATCAACATCCTCTGAAATAACTTCCCTCAGAGATCCAAGAATGTCAGAACCAATGAACTGAGAACTTTCAGTGTCCCAAACCACAGCACGATTGAGACCCACAACTGATCCATCAACATCATTGAGGTCTGTGAAAACTGTGGCACCAGCACCCGCAGCGGCAGAACCAACCCATTTTCCAGAAGTATCATCATACTTCAGGAACATTCCATTGACTTTGGCGCTGTCTCTGTCAACATCATCTAAGAACTCCAGGCGAACTTCACCACCGCCACCTTGTGCTGTGGCAGTTCTGACAGATTCATAAACCATTTTGCGGAGTTGATCCATCTCCCGCTTCAATCTGACAATCTCTGTCTCAGAGTCATCAATCTTTTCTTCTTCTGGAATTAGTTTCTCCAGAATCTCCATTGATCTCTCAATGTTTTCTGTGAGTTCAACTTTCTCTTCTTCCTTCTCCTCTTCTTTTATGAGAGGTTCTGGTTCAATGATGTTAGTGGTTTCAATCTCCAGTGGTTTATAATCATCTCTCCAGTCTGTTGTGTTGACTGGCTTCTTTTCTGAATAAAGAAAACTCTCAAACGCCTTTGCTTGTTTCTGAAGTCTCTCTTTCTCCTTCTTCTCTTCTTCTTTTCTCTTCTTAGTTCTCTTCTTTTCTTCTTCAAGCGACATAAAAAGATCTGTGAGAGAAAGATCTCCCATCAGTTTTTTCTTAGTGTTATCCTTTTCTTTCTTAGCCTCTCCAATGAGACTAAAGAAGTCGCCTAAATTGTCAGTCATCAGAACTCCCCAGCATCCAATCGATAAAGATCGGCATCCACAATTTCTTCCAAAACAGTCTCAACGAAGTCATCGGGAAGATCAGCATCAGCAACTGATTTATTTAACACAGACTCATCAATTGCCTGCAGTTGAAATCGATCAAGATCTGAATTGTACTTGACAACAAAGTTATTCTTATTTGGAAGATCATCAAACTGAGAATCATCCAATTGTCTCGCTAATCTTCGACTCATTCGACGAACCCTCCACCATCAAAGTCACCAAACTCAAGATTCAGTTCAGTGTCAAGTTGTTGAATAAAGGTGTCAGGAAGATCATTATCAGCAGAAGCAGTTTCAAGAATGGAGTCAGCAGAAATCAACTGCATTTTATCTGAAGTTCTGTTATAAATGACAAGAAACCCATCCTTTTGCGCATCAAGAGTTCCAAAACTCACATCATTCATTTCTCTGAGAGTTTTGGGTTGAGTTGTTGTCGTAACTGAGACCGTCTTATCTGAAGGTTTCTTTTTGATCGTTGATGCAGATTGAGCAGCAGCAGTGACTTTTCGACTTCTTGAGGATGATTTTCTAACAACAGCCATTAGTTTAAGTGGTAATTCCAGCAGTTACCATAGCAGAACCTTCCACCATTCTCGTAACTCCTCCACTGGGAGAAGTTAAAACGACATCATAATAATAACGACCAGGATCCAGAGCAACTGTGGCCGCGGCCGTCATTGCAATTGACACTTCAGATGTGGAAGTTGTAATTCCAACAGTGAACGAATAAGACGTTGGGGAAGTTGAATACTTCTTAATCTTTGACGCCCCAGTATACCCAGAAAGGTTAGACAAACTGCCATCAGATTCAGTGGAAGTGAAAACTTCACTAAAGTCTGCACCTTGTGGGATAACAATATTGATGGAAGGTGTTGCGGCCATATCTAACCTTTTTAGTTATTTATCTTTACCCATATCCTTCAGAAGCTTCTGTAACTCACTGGTGGAACCAACAAACATTGCATTGGTAACATTGGTGGGTCCTTTTGCTTCCTTTTCTTCTTCCACCTGTTTGAGTTTTTGTTGTAGTTGCATCAACTTATCAGTTGCATCAGCAACATTCTTAATCAACTGACCAGCAACCTCATAAGCTCTTGGCATTTCACTCTCTTGGGCAAGTTCCAGAATGCCATTTAATGCTTCCTGTCCCTTTTCAATGATGGAATAAAGATTGCCTCTGGTGTATTCATAATCTTTTTTGATGTCCTCGGTGTTGGAGGTAATCTCTTTCATTTCCTCCTCAATTCTCTCAGTGTAACCAGATTTGTCCTCACCGATAATTGGAGATTTTGTCACTTCGATTGGCTCCACATCAAAAACTTCATCCAGATTTTCATAATTATCCTTCATAAAATACCTCAGAAAGTGGATCCATTGAACCCAAAGTCATCACCAAACAGAATCTCACTGTCATCTGCGGCGGTGATAACATTTACAGCAGCACCCAGAACGTGTTTCTGTGCTTTAGTGTTATCCTGTGCTCTCTTCACTCTAATGTCATTACCATCAATGGATTCAATGTACATCTCCTCCTGGTCCACATAAATGTAAGTCTCAGCAGTTAGAGCAGATGCATCTGCGACTGTGATTGTGGAATCAGTGAGAGACACATTTTCTTCCACATAAGTTGTAGCGTCGCCATCATAATCCTTAACTGCTCTTGGTGTCACAGAGTAAGTAAGATCTCTTTCTGCCGTTCCATCTCCAGGAGTTCCAGCCACATAACCAACAGTGACTTTTCTGATAACCTCGCCAGAAACGTCTGTGGTGGGACCGTAAAGGTAAGCCTTTGCTGTGAAGTTCAGGGTATACACCAGTGCTCTCCTGGTATCAAAGTTACCCTCATAATCATCAGTCATTGTGATGCTATCCAACTGAATTGGAATATCTCTTTGTTCTTTGAGGTTACCCAAAAAGTTGATGTTTAAATTATAATGTGGTTGAAAGTAAGGAAGAATTTGTTCAACAATCTGTAACATGTCATCATTCAACTTTGTCATAATTGACAACTCAAATGTCATGTTATAAGGAACAGGTTGGTAATTTCTCATTACCTGCTCGCCGTCCGGAGTCTGATTGATGATCTTCGTCATCTGTGTTGACTTACGAGAACGATCATAAGTCAGTCCAGTCATCTCAAAAGACATTCTCGGAAGCGTGATTTCCGTTGCTCGATTCAGATTGGCCTGTTGTCTTAAACGAGCAAGAAACTTCTGTGTCGGTCCATAAGCAAGAGGAACCTTGACAATGCTCTCTACATTGCCTGAATTGTCCTTATGTTGAATCTCAATGCCATTAAACAGCGATCCAAATCCAATAATAACGGATCTTATGATCTCGTTATAAAAATATTCAAACATCTTTTCAGTCGTCTAGACAGGATTATTTATGGATCTCCAAATGGATTGGACTCAGAGAAGTCTAAGATTTCGATTGCTTCATCTTGAATAACATCATTATCTGCAAAACCATCAACCAAATCTGATCCAGGTTCGTTGAGCGTTTCGACCGTAAAGATAACGTGTTTTACTCCAGAATCTGCACCAACAACCTGTTCTCCTGCCAGGAAGTCCCCGTCGATAATGGAGATTTCCAACTTAGATGTGTCGTTATTCCACTCCTTCACACGAGCTGTGGTTCCAGATGTTTGACCAGTAACAATTTCATTAAACAGATAATAACCAGTTCCCAATCCTGCTCCAGAAGCTCTCGGTGCGGCAATGGTAACTGTGGGTGCCTGAGTGTAACCAGCACCAGAATT